GTAAATTCAAATTAAGACAAACCAAAGGTGTAGTAAGCGGTATCAACTTTGATCGACTGGACATGCGAGAGTGGTCTTGGGAATTGCAAGGACAGTTGTTAGAGCAAACAGACATTGTGTTAATGCCCGTATTGACTGAGAATCCACGTACTGATACCAAAAGTGCCAATCGATTAATTGACAGCCTAATCTCCGGACGTTTTGTTATTACTACCCCTTTGCACAGTTACCTAGAGTTTGCACCTTACACATGGCAAGGGGATTATATCGAAGGTATTCAATGGGCTAGAAATAATCCAGAGCAAGTATTAGATATGGTTGCTCGCGGGCAAAAATATGTTGAAGATAATTACTCGGCCCGTGTGTTATCTAAACGATTTATAGACGAAATTATTAACCAACTTAGGAAATAATATGGGAAGCCCAAACGATTTAATTTACATCAAGACAGTATGTCCAGCATTTACAGGTTCGGTGTTGGAAATTGGAGCCAGAGAAAACTCTACTGGGTTTCGAGGTTACTTTGCCCCCACTAAAGGTCAACCTCGCATTGCTACAGAATATGTTGGCACTGATATAGAGCCTGGGACAGATGTTGATGTGATATGTGATTTAACAGCTCCTGAAAATCCCTTGCCCAAAAATTATTTTGATTTAGTGATCTGTTGTAGTGTAATGGAACATGTGCCAAATCCTTGGGTCATGGCTGAAAAAATATCAGAGCTAGTAAAGCCCGGTGGTAAACTATATATTGCAGTTCCGTGGGTTTGGAAATATCACGGATACCCCAAAGACTATTATAGATTTACTCATAGTGCTATAGAATATCTATATCCAAATTTTACATGGGGCAATTTTGCTTGGTCAAGTACCTCTGCAGATGATATTGAATTTCAAGAGATGGATCGAATTAGTGAACGTAAAATGATAATTGCTGATTACAATGAAGCTGGACGAAAAACCAGGAAATATATTAAATATTTGTCTATTAACATGCTCGGAACAAAAAATGCTTAACGAGAAGGTAACTGAGCTAATAAACAGCGGACAAAAAGTACGGCTACATCTTGGTTGCGGTAGCCGATTGTTTGATGGCTATTTAAACATAGACGGTGACTACATGGCTCATGATCCTAATGTACTAATACACGATATTACAAAACCATTTCCGTTACCAGATAACTGTGTGGATGAAATTTTATCGGTACATGTTATTGAACATCTTAGTCGACAGTATCTTTTACCTATGTATCAAGAATTTTATAGAATTCTCAAACCAACTGGAGCAGCAGCAACAGAATGGCCCGACCTACTAAAAATGTGTCAAGAGGTTGTTAACAACCCAGATTGCTTTTGGTCGCACGATAAACGTTTACACAAAAGAACTCTGGCAGGCATATATGGCGACTCTGTTAGATATCCAGATACAACTATGTTACACAAATGGGGATACAGCGGTGAAAGTATGAGTAAGATATTCCGCGATGCTGGATTTACTAGAGTGCAAATTGAGGGCAATCTTCATGCCAAATCCAGCATTGACAGCAGAGTAGTTGCATACAAATGATATGGCCGCTAGGATAGTTAAAGAACTTCGTGGGTTTTCTGGAAATCAGATATTATTGATGCAGAAACACGAAAAACTCTTTGTACGAAAGATAGGAAACATATCTAGGAACATTGAACGTATGCAGGCCCTGTCTGCAGATTATCCTCTTCCCCAATTGTACACAGTGTCAAAGAAAATGATTGACATGGAATATCTGCACGGGCTAGATATTAAGTCATATCTCAAAACCAACAATTATGAAAAGTTATTGGACTTTATTTTGTCTATCCTAGAAAAACTTTCTAGTAATGCTGTAGACAAAGACTATACAGAAACTTATATTAAAAAATTACAAGAAGTTAGTTTTGATGAGATGCCATTCACTCGTGAACAACTGTTAGAACGTCTTCCTAAAACGTTGCCGAGTTCAAATTATCACGGTGATCTAACATTAGAAAATATTATTTTTACCACTGATCGCGGATTTTTTCTTATTGATTGCGTAACAATAGAATACGATTCATACGTGTTTGATATTGCAAAATTAAGACAAGATCTAGAACTAGGTTGGTTTACTAGAAAAGATAATGTGATGCTAGATGTAAAAACCAAACACATACAACAACAAATATTACAACAATATCCACAAGCCAACAATGACTATCTGTTGATCTTAATGTTGTTAAGAGTATATAGGCACAGCAGACCAGATACTCTCGAAAGAAACTTTTTATTACAAGGAATCAATTTGTTATGGAAATAATAATGCCAGCTGCTGGGTTATCTACAAGATTTCCTAATATGCGGCCAAAATACATCCTTGCAGATTTTCAAGGCAAGTATATGTTTGAACGATCGCTTGAATCATTTATAGGCAAGCATAACATTACTATAGGTATCTTAAAAGAACACAACGACCAGTATAGCACCGCCGAATATATTAAAAACGAATATGGTGATGCTATACAGGTTGTGATTTTAGAAAATAGAACAACAGGGCCTGCTGATACAGTATATCAAATATTAAAGCAGGCAGAATTGACCACAGAAGAATTTCTAATCAAAGACTGCGATAGTTTTTTTGACCATGATTATCAAGAAGGTAATTATGTCTGTGTTTCAAACATCAGAGATCACGAAATACTAAAACGACTAGCAAGTAAAAGTTTTGTTGTGGCCAACGATCAAGGAATTATTACCAGTATCATCGAGAAACAGGTTGTGTCTGACAAGTTCTGTGTAGGTGGTTATAAATTTGAATCAGCGGATATGTTTATGTCTGCGTTTGAAAAATTAAAAGATGCAAACGTGAAAGAAATCTTCGTTAGTCATATCATCGAAGAATGCCTTAATGATGGTGCAATATTCAAAGAAAGTGCTGTTACAAATTATGTAGATGTAGGCACCGCAGAAGAATGGTTTGAGTATAACGACAAGGCTGTGTTGTTCTGTGACATTGACGGAACAATAATCAACGCACAATCAAGATTAGAAATAGGAACTACACCGATACCACTTGAAAAGAATATAAAACGTATTAAAGAATTAATCGCCAATGGTAGTCAGGTAATCTTCACCACCGCACGAAGCAGTGACTCACATGCAATAACAGAGCAAATGTTAAAAGATCTAGGATTTGTTGACTTCAAGCTAATTTCTGGTTTGCCAAATACCAAGCGTGTGTTGATAAACGACTATAACGATGCTAATCCCTGGCCACGTGCTGTGGCTGTAAATATAAAAAGAGATCAAGATAATTTAAGTGATTTTATATGAAAGAAAAACTGGCAGTATTCTACACTGGCGATAAAAGACATAACTTAGAAATTGTCAAACAAAATCATCAACGACTGTTTGATTGCCTTAATGAAATTGTTGGTGTTAATATCTATTGGTTTACCAAAGACGACCCTGACCGAGGTGTTTGTCCTTTTGAAGAAGGTGACCCCAATCTTGACAATGCATATCGTAGAGGACAGGGCGGCGGCATCCAGGTCTGGGACTTTTATAGAAGTTGTGAACGCACCACAGAACCCTGTGTGATGAGATTACGCACAGACGTTTGGTTCACTGACTCGAGTATTTCTATTATATGCGAAGAGATTAAAAAAATTCTTGCAGGAAAAACAGATATAGCTTTTTTTGGCAGTGATTGGATTCATGCAAATGCTGGGAAGATCTATCATAAAATCGTTGTCATAGACGGAGTCCCTGGTGGTGTGCAAGATTTCGCAATTGTTGCCAATCGATCTCAGCTAAAGCCAGCTAAAGAAGTTATAGACTATATCACTGGCCTTCCTGCTAAAAAAAGACGGAGCGGTAACAATCTTTTTAAATTGCTGATCCCTATGACAAAGACTGAACATTTTTATTTTCAAGATGTCAATGCTTTTAGAATACTATGCCAAACATGGTTAATTAGAAAAACATATGCTTCATATCCTAGTGATAATGAAGTTTGCAAAGACTATATACAAAGCTATATATTGGACGATAAGTCTGAAATTGGAAAGAAAACTTTTATCATTCCTCACCCCATGCAAGATGCAGTTAATTGGTGGAGAAGTCAGCAAGGATGGGACCAGCAGGATTTAAATATAGAGGATTTTAAAAAATGGCAATTGCCGTAGTATACATCGGTCAACGTAAATTTGATAAGACTTCAAAAGCTAATCATCAGGCGTTGATTGAGTTGTTAAAAACTCAGTATGCTGTGAATGTCTATGATTTTACTAGACAAGGACCAAGTACTGACGGTCCATTTACCTCTAGTGGCGGTGTACAGGTCTGGGATTTTTTGCAGGCTGTTAAGTCTGTCAAAGAAGATGTCATTATTAAATTAAGAACCGATCTCTGGTTCACGACTAGTTCGATGTCTGTGGTATTAAGCGAGCTCGACGAAATCGTCAACGGAAACAACGATGTAGCATTCATGGGCGTGGATTTTACAAATCACTACGATAAACTACATGAACGCAGCGATGCCACTAATAAAAAAGTCACAGACTTTGCTATCATTGCCCGTAGATCTAGTTTAGACACAGAGGAATCTATTGTTACGAGACTCAATGGCCCTAAACATAAGAGCGGAAATGTAATGTTTAAATACATTCTAGCACCTGACGCTAGAGCAGTTAATATAAGTTGTCAAATGTATCTATTAAGAAAAGACTATGATACTCCGGATAATTGGCAAATATACAGCGACTGGACCAGCGAATATTATAAATCAGAGTCTGCTCAACAATGGGTGGCAAACAATAGAAAATTCATAGGAAAATTATAATGCCAAGTAGTTATTATTTAGAAAGTGTAGAACTAGGAAAACAATTTCAATTAAACAACAGCAGCTGGGGTGGAGACGATTGCAAGAATTATCACAATCAGATTAGAGTCCTGATGGACAAATACAATGCCAAAACTGTGCTAGATTATGGCTGTGGCAAGGGTAGACAATATACAAATATAGTTTCATACGGAATGCCGCACGATCAAGTAACAGAACCGATGACATTTCAAACTAGGATAAATGCAGAAAGTGTTTACAAGTTTGATCCGTGTGTAAAAGAATTTGAAATAGAACCTATTGGACAAACATTTGATGCTGTTATTTGTACACAGGTACTGGGCAGTATTCCTGATGTTGATATGCCCTGGTTGTGCGATAAGTTAATGAACTATGCTACTAAGTTTGTATTCATAGGCCTACACAAACCAGATAAGCCTGTAAAATCTAAAAAACGAATGTACGACGCTAACTGGGTAACATATCCTAGAAGTGTAGAGTGGTATCAGGAACAATTTTCTAATTGGGCAGGCCCAGATTTATATTGGTGGTTCAGAGACACAGTACATCCAGCCAATGATTGGTATTCAATAGAAAAAGGAGGACTCTCAGATGAAAGTGGGATTTAATTGCAGCAGTTTTGATCTACTACATGCAGGTCATGTTACTATGTTAAAGATGGAAAAAGAATTGTGCGACTATCTCATAGTTGCACTACAGATTGATCCAACCATCGATCGTCCTGGAATTAAGAACAAACCAGTACAAAGTGCATACGAACGATATGTTCAGCTTCAGGCATGTAAGTATGTTGATGAGATTTTAATCTATGAAACAGAGTTTGACCTATTACAGTTGTTACAGACACAAACCATTCATATAAGATTTTTAAGTGAAGAATATCTCAACAGAGATTTTACCGGCAAGCAATATTGCATGGATGTTGGGATCGAATTACACTATCACAAACGTGGACACAAGTATTCCTCCAGCGAGTTGAGATCAAGAACTGCTAAATTAGAAAGTGCCAAAGATAAAGATAGCACTGAAGCATTGCCACAATATTCTCCCGAATTGATAAAATCAAGAGACGCATAATGATTACACTAATAGGCCATGGATATGTTGGCGGACAGATCAAACAAGAATTAGAATATCAAAATATTCATCACGAGTGGATTAGACATGGTCAGGCTGTTCCGGCTGGCACGACAGCAATCATCAATGCTGCTGGTTATACCGGTTCTCCGAATGTTGATGCTTGTGAACAACACAAACAAGAAACTATCAACGGCAATGTAGTATTTCCGTTGCAGTTAGAATCAGCAAATCTCTCTACGCCTATTGTACATATTACCAGCGGATGTGTATACACTGGTTATAAACCAGGCGGGTGGTCTGAAGAAGACGCTCCTAATTTTGATTTTAATAACGGATCGTTTTACAGCGGTTCAAAGGCGTTGTTCCAAACTTTAATGGCGCCTCATCTTGATAAATCATACCTATTAAGAATCCGCATGCCCTTTGGTGATACACACGAACCTAAGAACATTTTTACAAAATTATCAAATTATCAAAAATTAATTGACTACGAAAACTCATTTAGTTATGTTGTTGATGTAGCCAAGGTAGCTGTGTATTTTGCAGTGAATAAACCAGCAGGCGGAATTTATAATGTTTGTAATCCGGGTTCTGCTACTACTAAACAGGTTGCTGATAAGCTCGGACTAGAGAAAGAATGGTTTACTAGGGATGAATTTAAAGCTGCAACTGTTGCTCCAAGATCTAATTGTGTAATGAATGTTGATAAATTATTTTCAGTATTTCCGATACAACACATCAGTGATGCATTAGATACTGCTATTAGCAAACTACGTTAAGTTTATAATTTCAATTCTTCAGTAACCCAGTTTGAAATCCATTTGGCTCCATCAGTGCCAAAGTGGAATCCTTTGTCTATGACTAGATCTAAAAATTTTTCAGTACCTAATAATTTTTCCACACACGGTGTATTTTCTAAACCCGGAACTTCTCTATATAATTTTCTGTGAAAAAATACTAGATCCGATAACGAGTTAGCTCTGTGAAAAAATGCTCTATATTCTGGATCAAAATGATTTTGATCTTCATGCATGACCATGAGATTTTTTAGTACTTGATATTTTTCTGCCGTGGAAGAGTTAGAGAAGTTTTCTCTGATTTGTCTTTTTCCGCTGACACCATTGAACGGCCAAATGCCTTTGACGCTCATCGGCAATACCCAATAATTATCTGAAATTTTTAATAAGTCTTGTTTAAGATTCAATTTAAATCCTGAATCATAAAACGTCATTCTTGTTGGTTCGGTAAGTTGTGTTATAACTAAATCTGATTTTAATTGTTCAGACACTTGATCAATCATGTTTAACGAAAATAATACGCTGGTTGCTTGTCTTCCAAAATTATAAACTTTCAAATCTGGTCTTGCCAATGACAATTGATATGGCCAAGACTGTCTTGGTTCACAAGAATCAAACACACCCCCTGTAAAACTACAACCAAAGCAAGCAATAACTTTTTGTGACATATTAAACAAGATAAGGTAAGAATTTTTTGTAGATCAAGCCCTGGCGACTTTCTTCGTCAGTCCAGTGGCATGCACTTAAATCATTCAACCATTGTGTTCGATCCGGCATTGCAGGATTGTGAATTGTGCCAGCATCAGTATCAGCCACTTGCCAACACACACTACTGGAATCATCTACCCACAACGGAACTCCGTGTAGTATTGCGGCAACACCACTGCTGCTGTTAAACACAAAGGCGCCGGCGGCATGTTTCAAATCTTTTAATAACGATCGCTGGATCGGATCACTCATTGTGACCCCAGGTTGTATCAAACAAGTTGGGTCGGCTATTTTTCCCGGATGCGGACGTAACACAATAGGCATGTCAGTGTGTTGCTGTATGAGTTTTATTTTTTGTTCAGTCCAGGTCAGTGGATGCAGGCCCTTCATAGTAAACCCGCCGTCTCGTTGCATCAGCAACAGTATGTAATTTCCAGTTGATCGCCAATCATGTACACTGACTCCAAGATCTTTTGACAATTGCTTCCATCTGGCAGAATCTGAATTTTTATTGGCATAGTTGCCAGTGTCGTAGAAAGGACTACCTATACTGTAACGCAGATACCGACTGTCATGATCTGCAAATTTAAAACAATTTGCATCAATACACATGGTGTGATTACTCAACTGCTGTTGCTGTTGTATTATATGTGCTCGTAATTTTATATTAGGCGTGTGTTGTTGAGGGCTGGCCCACCCTAACATTACGGCCAACTTTGAAGGAGTATATGTATTTTGTGTTTCTATGTGTACTGTGGCACCCTGAGATCGTGCACCATCAGCAAACGCTGTCAAGGTATCAACTTTTCTACCTGGATTTTGTTTTTGCAACGAACTAAGATAAACAACAACATCAGGAGTTTTCATTCAATATTCGCCAGGCTGTACCATCTCGCATTTCTGCTTCGGTAAATTGACAATAGGCAATGTGTCTGGCCCACGCATGTACTTGATCCAACGTTGGTATCATTAAAGATTCTATTTCACTCACACTGTTACTACACAGTGCTGCGGCTGCGTTTGGTCCCAGAGTAATGGCAGGTTTGCCCAACAGCAAGGCTTCACCGGCTGCAATACTGCTAAACGTAACCAAACAATGTACATCTTGGCTCAAGGCCATTTCCATAGTGTTGTCGTTGACTCTGGCAGCTCGGCCTTGTTTGGTTCTTATCACTATTGGACGATCTGTGTGTTGTTTAATTTGTTCTTGTGTTGTTGCAATCCATTCTTCAAGATCAATGTTGAAAATGTTCAACAATTTTTGGCTGGGAGGTGCCAACAGTATGTTAGTGCCTGGTCTGAACTTCCTGAGTTGTACTCCGGTTGTTTCAAATCTATCACCTGGTCTATCAATTATGGGTCCAAGATTTTGCAAGGCATTTTTTGTGATTCTGTGGTAAATTTTTTTGCGTCCGTTTCCAAAATAACCAGTGTCAATGTAATAAAAATCTCTTTGTTCTTGGTAACAAATTTCCATTTCTTTGCGTTTGGTAACTCCTCTAAACACAGCCGGGGTTGTGCTTTTTCTGTGCTTTTCCCATTGCGATATTTGTCCGCCTGAACCCAGGGTGAAACTCTGTAAATATGGATCAAACATAAGTCCTTTCCTTTCAAATTTATTGTCTGCTGTGTTTGAGCCTATGGCAACAACTGCCCGGTTGTTCAGCGTTTTTAATTGATCTATCAAGTTGTTCAATGTGACCTTGTAAATTTCCCCCGAAGGATCGACACGATATTTCAATATATCCTTGAACAATGCAGCAATTTCAGCAGGCACTTGATCAAACACATGAGGTGGAGGTGGAGGTGGAGGTGGATTATCCTGGCCTTTATATTCTCTAAGAGCATGTGTCCACTGTGCTCCGTATTCAGTTTTGACATGATCCGGAAACCAAGGTCCGCCCTCGGTATAGTGTATGGCCTTGGGTTTGCCGTCCTCAGGTTCGTGATACCAGTTTACCAGCCAATTCCAGGATTTATCAATTGAACCAACAGTGGTGCTCCAATCAAATCTATGTAAAAATTGTGCAGTTTGCGTATTGACCACATGAGCAGTTAGGGATTGTGATTCTGGATGGGCGCAATCAAACAACATGAGACTGGACCAGTTTTTCTTGGGATACTGATGTTGTACTTTTCCATCCATCTTGATGCTCGACTTGGGAGCATAGTTATCATGCTGCACCACACTAACACTGTGCTTGAGATTTTGATACTGTTGAAATAACTCTACCACATCATGTTCAAACAAAAAATCGCAATCAACAAACAATGCATGCCCTTGATATTGGCACAGGTATGGCACTAAAAATCTAGTAAATGTAAATTCTGTGCTACTATCTGCATCTATCTCTCTGGTGTATACCTGCTGGGCCCGCAGTTCACTTTGTTTTAAAAAAGAAATTTCTACCGGAGCAGATGCATGTTTCAGTATGCTGTGTTTGCACACTTCTGCTGCTTCGGCTTCTCGAGGATCCCATCCAATAAAAATCTTATATGTCATTGTTTTATTTTGCCCACAGTTTCTCTTTCAATGTCATCATGATCAAACTCAGCCCAATACAATTCAAATGCAACTGTATCTTCCACTGCTTCAAATTGATGATATTCACCTGGTGCTACTTTGGTGTATTCGCCGGCAGTCAGCACAGTCTCATCCACCAGATCATAACCTTTTTTCCACACGCGAATTAGTAACCGGCCCGATTCCACATAAAATCCGTTCCATTTGAACAGATGTTTGTGTTTGCTACATGTACCACCAGCCACAGCTTGAATTCTGTGAAACTCTAAAACACCATTTGCTTCCAATAATTCTGTTTGTCCCCAAATTTTTCCAGCTTTCATACAGTATTCCTTTGTGTGTTGTAGTCACAGTTTATCTACTTAGTAGAGCTTGGTTACATGTAAATAATTTTCATGGTTGATTAAATTTATCTTGCGGTTAATTTTGATATGTTAAATATGTGATTGAGTATTTGATCATATGCGATTTGGACTATTCGACAAGTTTGGTGCCTTAAACAGTCAGCCGGTATTTGCTGCTGTTCAACATGGTCTTGATCAACTGGGTCTTAGACACAACAGTCACGACATGACAGCGGATGTTGCTGTGATATGGAGTATGGTTTGGTCTGGGCGCATGCGACAAAATCAAGCAGTTTGGCAAGCGTTTAGGGCAGCAGGCAAGCCTGTTGTTGTGTTGGAAGTAGGCATGCTGCAGAGGGGTAAGACTTGGAAAGTGGGCATCAACGGAACAGGTTCAACTGCATTTTATGGACACGGACTTGACTTACACAGACCACAAAAATTAAATTTGCAATTGAAGCCATGGCAAACTTTTGGTAATGACATTGTAATTGCATTGCAACGCAACGACAGCGAGCAATGGATTGGCATGCCAACAACAGAACAGTGGTTAAAACAAACTGTCAATCAACTGAGACAAGTGACTCAACGAGCCATCGTGATACGCAGTCATCCCCGCCGGGAAGTGGTGGTCTTGCCAGATTGTATTATTGATAGGCCTTTACATATACCCAACACCTATGATGATTTTGATTTTGATCGAGCATTAAGTAATGCCTGGGCAGTGGTGAATTGGAACAGCGGTCCTGGTACTACAGCTGTCATGTCTGGTGTGCCTGCCTTTGTTGGTGCATCAAGTCTGGCTGCTTCGGTAGCAAATTTGGATTGGAGCCAAATAGAATCTCCTGCAAGACCAGATCGGAATGCATGGCTTATCAGTCTTGCTCACACAGAATGGACCTGTGAAGAATTGGCCACAGGAAAACCTATTGCAAGACTGTTTGCCGATAAACCAAAATTTGATCATGATGGATTTTAACTGTTATCACACCTGTACATCTTCCATTCCTGCTGTTCGTAATCTCACAATGTGTCCGCTCATCCATTGTTTGCTTTCTAAGCCCTTCATGATCCCTAACCATTTATTACGTATTAATGCTACTTCATTGATAATAGTTTCAAAGTCAATAACTTCATCTTCGCCGTCTACATACTTTTCAGCATCTCTACTGGTCAGAGCACGAGCATACCCTTCCAGGTATTTTTGAAAATGTCTGCGACGAATCTTACGTAACTGTATGTTTAAATAATTTAACACTGCTTCAATCTCTTGCAACTGATTAAATCGGTGTTCGGTAATACCAGGGAGTTCTTTAACATTGATCTCAACATATCCGCCTATACGAACATCTCGTTTGGCATCTATTAGCTCTTTATCGTAATGAGCTATAAAGTCAGGAATGTTACTCAGGCTAGTTACTACTTGGTTATACCACATATCAATATCTCGTAAATTCAAACATTAAGCTATCCATTTTTGAAAACTTTCTGGAAAGACTGAAAAACTAAGATTACGTCTTTGTGCAAATTCTTTCAAATATATTTTTAGTTGTTGGTATTGTAATTCTGTTGGATCTACTGTCAGATCGTTTTTGATGATCTGTTTTAACTGGCTGGGGTATAGATCTAGTTGGTCTAATATAATTTTTTTAGTTACAGGATCTAGCACTGATGTTGACAGGAAATCTGGATCGCTGCAAGGAGCAAACATTATTGACTTATTGCCTGCCCACTCAACGAACTTGTGAATACCCATAACTGTCAAATTACTAACTACTGAATAAAAGCTGTAATTAATATTGTACTTTTCTATAGTAGATATATTTTTATTGAGTCTTTGCCAGGTATTTCCGTAACGAACAAACTCATATGCATCTTCAACATTTTCATTACTGATTACAATCTCAACGTTGAGTCCTTGTAGTTTTTCAATTTCTTTCTCAAATCGTTTTTCGTTAACACCTAAGCTGCTAAAAATTTTTATGAGTACTCCGTGGTCATTTAGACGTTGAGCAAGTGGTGCCAATTCCAAATACAAAAAAGGTTCACCGCCGGTGATAATAACTGTGGTAAGAGTAGATTTTTTGACTAGCTCAACAACTTCGTTTAACAGTTGGTTGTAGTTGACCGATTTTCCAAAATCCTTTTGACTTATTTTCATGATAACTCGATCTCGCGCACTAAGATTGAATCGATTGCCCGGAAGACTGTAATCTCCGTTGTTGTAAATATCATGTGACCAGGCCGAACTATATTGTTTGCAACAGTAAACACATGTAAGGTTACAATCTGTGCCAACTACAACATTCAACACTGATGGATCAGCAACAACAGATCCGTGTGTGCGTTCTTGAGAGTTCATCTGCAATCGACGGCTGGTCAGTCCCTGGGACTCAGGTTGCCAGCATTGTGTTTCGCAACTGGCAACAGGTTTTCCTTCTAACATCAATTTGCGTTCGGTTATTGCTGCCGGTGTATTAAACAATTGCCCAGAATTAACATCTAACCATTTCATATCAACTCGTGCAGGTACAGCAGCACAACAACTTTGTGTTTCTTGTTTTTCCAGGTCTACTGTTAACCACCAAAATTTTTGCGAGCAATAAAAATCATCAGCCATTAAACAGTATCCTTTCTAACAAGCATTATACTATATAACATTATTTTTTTCTAGCACCTTGACAAGCCACGGGAAGGTTATTTTCCAATTGGTATTTTTTCTTCGATCGTTTTCTATTAAAAAATTAACTAGTCTATGTTGTTTTTCTATATCAGTACTGCAATTTTTTTCCAGCATACTTGCAATTCCCATAAAGGTTTTATAGGTTGTTTGATCATCGCCAGTTTCTTTTGGTAGCATCTCAGTCATACGATTTATTGATTTCTCGAACACTGAGTAATCAAAAATTACCGGATTAAATACGCTGTCGTCAGGAAGAACAAGATGCATATACCAAAATATAGGTTGTAGTTTGTTCCATTCCAAATACTTGTTGCATAGCTCTGGCATACTGTTTATCGACAATGAATTAACTGTAGATAAAAATCCTATTCTAAATGAGTTCATTGAAATCATTGATTGCATGTTAGTTTCAAATAACTTACCATCAAAGCCAAATCTAACATATTCTTGCTCTGGTCCCCACGATTCTAGACTAGCCTGAATATCTACACGTTTCAACGAATTATTATTTTTGCTAGTACTTAACGATGTCAGTATGGTGTTTAATTGGTCTGTTGGTATTGATAAATTTGTAAGAATATTTAATTCAAGCCCGGGGTGCGGAGTTTGTTGTAGATAGTCAATTATTTTTAAAACATCTTCTTGTAAAAACGGCTCGCCTCCAAACAATTGCAATCTTTGTAATTTTTGACTATTCTCGTGAAACCATTTCCAAAATTTAGGTACTAAATCTTGATATCGATTGTCAACGTATTTAAAATTATTATCTCCAATTATTGATCCGCCGAACTTAGCATTTTCTTCTTGAATAGAAGAACTAAATTGAGGGTTACAATAAAGACATTTAAAATTGCATTTATTTGTAAAAAACAATTCTAGCACTGTTGGCAAAACGTTAACTGTGGTTGAGTCTGTTTCCAATGCCATTGGATATACACCCGGTACTTGATTTTGAAACTGGCGATCGCTGAAGCCTCCACTATTTTCAATTTTTTCGCATGACTCGCACCCGTCACCAGGCCATTTTCCTTCTAACATCAGACGACGGGCCATTATTTTTTTCTCTGTGTTGTGGAAATCGTTGAAGTTAGAATCAATCACAGACTTACTAGCTTTAGTACAGGATGCAGTGGTGCCATCGTTTAATCGCAAGGTACTTGATGCCCATTTTGATCTGCAACTAGTAGCTGTGTTTATTGGAAAATATTTTGAATTGCTCAACGACATTTAATAATCCTCTTCGTCTTCTTCTTCAAAATTGTCATCGTCATCAATTTCTTCTTCGTCGTCGTGATCATCCAGATATCCTTGCAGAGCTTTCTTGACTTCTGCATCACCTCTGAATGAGTTGCGAATGTCGTCGGCATCAAAATTACTATCTACAAGTAAATTGACCAGGGCATCAGCTGCTTCTGTTCTATCCAACGGTCCGATGTAGCGTTTTAGTTCTTCCCAAACTGCTTGTGCTAAATTTACTGACATTTATTCCTCTCCTTCTGCGTCAACTTCAAGGGTACTTACCTCAGTTTTTTGTTTTGAAAATTCTTCCATAACTTTGTCTAAGCAACCATCTTCGTTGCTTTCCCACGCCTTACGGAACTGTTTAATTACTTCTCCGTCCAGAGTTGTAAAGGCCAGTCTGTTGCCATCTTTCTTCAACAAGCTACGCTTTTCTGCCAAGTCTACAAGACCACTGTAGGGGTTCATGCCTGTTTCGTATGGAATCTTGACCTGGACGCCTTCAAAAGGTTTAGCATAGCGTGTCTTCATGACCTTGCAAGCGGCTCGAATACCCATGACATCAGAGATCTTGTTTCCATCTTCATCTTCCTTCAACTTCAGCTTCTTCATGGCAACAACAATACTCGAAGCGTAGATAAAGCCCTGGCCGCCTGAAATTTTATCGTCAGGATCAAACATGTCTTGACTTGCGTAAGTGTGATTGGTACAAACCATACCCACGTTGTAGTTGCCAAACATGTTGACACAGTTACGTACCAAGGCTGTTAGGGCTTTGGGTTTACGACCCAAGTCACCTTTCATTTCGCCT